TCGCTTGCCTTGCGCTTACGAGATTCTTATATTTTCGGATCAATTCCTCGTCCCCTACTTCCTCGGCCAGTTTTAGGGCCCGTTTTGCCTTTCTGATTTGCCGTTCGTAATATCGCTGTTTTTGGGAAAGTTCATATCGTTTTTGCGCCTCTCTGATGTCGTATTGTTTTTGATTGTTTTCGTTTACACCCTCAATGAAGGGATAAAATTGATGGCGGCAATTGATGCCGCGCAGGCCCCATGGCTGTCCGTATCCGAATTCATAGACTGACGGATACTTGGGATTGCTCGATGGATTGCTAAGAGAGGCCACTTTCCCTTGAATATGGCTGCAGGCCGGCCGGGGATCTGGAACACTGCTGACTAGCACCAGATCCACCCCGTATTCTTGCATTCGAGATGTCCTTAATTCGTTGTATGTCCGGTTCACTGTGGTTCTGATCACCATGCTTGCGTAAGGTTCCAAGGACCATGTCCTTCCTGCCCGGTCCACGAACCCCGTGTCCAAGCCCTTTCCCGCCCATTTGATGACGGTTTCGGCCATAGCCCGGTTGACCGTGGTCATTCCTGCCAAAACTTTTGCCGTCGTTTCTTCGATGATTCGGCGGTACATCCTGGCCACTGTCCCCTCTCCGAACGTTGTCGTGATCAAAGACTGATTCACGAAGTTATCCAGTTCTCGGAAAACTTGCGCAGCATAAGCCGCCAAAATTACATCCAATTGTGTCGGCCTAGGTAGAGGAATGAATATGCCCTTCAGTTCATTATCCACGCCGGCTATGGTTTGCTCTGCCACTTCCCGAATAATTCTCCGGATTTCTTTTTCAGCTTTCCCTGTTGCTTTAGCCAGGGCTTTGATGGTCTTTTCATTGATTATCCTGAGCTCTTGCATTTTTTCAATTTGCCATTGTAAGACCTCATCTTTTCCTGCATCTTTTGTTGTTTTAAGGCGCTGGACAACCATCTCTAATATTTCATCTTCCAGGGCTTGATAGATTTCAATAATCGGACTCGTTGTTTCCTCAATATCTTCCGGATTGATTTCATTTTCGATCGCCATCTAATCACTCCCTTTACTCCCTTTGGCCAAAGAAGCTAACTTCGCTTTGCAGCTGTTCCAAGTCCGGGGACGTCTGGAGATTTTCCTGTTGAATCTCCTGCAATATTTGCAAGGCTTCCTCTTCGGTAACCCCGTGAATCTTCATGATCGCGCGCTTTTTCGAGTTCAATCCCGAGGATACCAGCTTGATCTGCTGGTCAATCTCAGCGTTTTTGTCCTCGACCACCGAATCATCGAAAGATACGGTCACCTCGTATTCTGTCGGACCGCTATAGAGCCCATAGAGTTGGGCGACCGCAATAATGGAATCAACGAGCTCTTTAATCCCTTCTTCGATGATGATTTCGTGGGATTTCATGGACTTGAACGTCTTGCTATTCTCGCTGATGACTTCTGTTGCTGTTTTTACGGATTTCCCGTCAAAGCTGAACGCCCCAGCACTGAATCCCGTTTGCATGGCCAAGATGTTCAATAGGGCGTTGATTGCGCTGATGTGTTCTTCTATCCGAAGTTCAACTTTACTTTCTTTGATTTCGCTATTTTCTGTTTCGCCGTTGAAAGCTTCATAAACCTCGTCGGTCGGATCAAAATACCGTTTCAGTTCCCCGTCCACAGGATCGACGACCGCTTTAATCATGTTAGCCGGGACGATGATACGCTTTTTCCCTAGGCGAAATTCCCGATGGAACGAATCAAATGCCGTATCCAAGGCATGAATCGTATCTAGTGCGTTGGCGTAAAGGCTTATTCCAAGCGGGCTTTGCGTATCAATATTGTTCGCCGTATTCGGCTTGAAATACACGAATAGCGGCTTTTGTAAGCCGCTGATCCGGACTTCTTCCTCTAAATCCGGGAACAATGTGGAAAGGGCCACTTTCACGCCCAAATCTGCCCCGTTGGACTCATACAATTCGTTCCGGATCACATATTCCTTTCCATCCCACCGATGCCATTCTAAATGCGTGTAGGTTTTCTTCCCTCTTTTGTATTCGCCGATGAATATCCCTTCGTCAATGGTGTCATTGTGCCAGGAAATCGGGATAAAGCAGTCCGCGGTGACGTAGGAAAGCCGAACTTTTCCGTCTTGAACAAACGGTTTTATGATCATCCCACCCATGGCAAACATGTACTCGATATAGTCTTGGAACTCTTTACTAAAATGGCTATCTTTAAAGACTTGGTCAATGAATTCCTTTGTTTCCTCCTTGTCAATGCTGATTTCGCACTTCTCATTGAACACAAGCCCAGCCATCTCGCTGGCAATCACTTTCGGCATCTGCAGCGTGTCCATTTTCCTGGTTTTCGGGCCATCGATGGTATGGTATCTCACCTTGTGCCAGGGTTCGTAGTAGCCTTTATAAAGCGCCTTCCAGATTTCGATTTTCTCGTACATTTCGTTGCTGAAGTCGACATCTTTCAGTTCTGAAATGCTTTCGATGCCCTTCAAAATGCCCATACGGTACATCACCTGCCTTATCTTGGCGATTAGGTTCCTGAACATGCTGTCACCGCCTTAAATTACATATCGCTTGTAGAAATAGTTGACCGAATATCGGAATTCATCCATCGCATGGTTCCATTCGTCAATCGGCTTCCCTTTTTCGTCCCTGGCATACATGCCGATTTCCTTCACGAAATGGTAATGGTCATATTTGTCCGTTTCGATCAGGAAAAACTGTTCGTTGGTAATCAAGTTTTGGCAACGCTCGATACCGACCTCAATCCCCTTTTTCGTCCCCTGGATGTCATGAGAATTGTTATCGGCTGCCCTTGTGTAAATCCCTAGTAAATGCAATTCTTCTCTTAGAGATTTGCATGCTGGATCCACAAATACTTCCGTATAGCGCATCTGGAATTTTTCGACGCACCATTGGATGAATTCTTTGATTTCCCGGGCGTAGATGGACATGGCTTTCACTTGCCCGGTTTCACGTCCAGAGTGATAATAATGGGCCGCGCGGTTTAGGAAATACTTATATCGGCCATTCACTTGTTTTCGGGTAACGATGTTACAACTGCAACTCGTTGGATCCGATTGGCCGCCATCTGCCACAAAGTACATTTCGATCGGTTCGCCCTGGAGCGTCGGTTTAATGTTTTTATCCATGTCGAACATGGAATAGATGACGCCTTCCGGAAGAACCCGTTTCCCATACCAGTCCCGATCAAGCAGGTATTTGTTCTTTTTCAACGTTTCGTAGATTTCTTTTTTCCGCTCTTCCGTAATGATCGGGTTGTCCTGTATGGTCCAATGCAGCCAAAAAGTATCCTGAACATCAAATACCTTTTCGATGACCGGATGATTCGGAGGCGGAGGATTTAAGTCCGCCAGATGATAGCGGAACTTGGCCGCAAATGTACGCCGAAAACATTCCTGGATCATGTCCATATGAAGCAGGTTGATCTCACAAAAAACGACGGATCCAAGCGACATCCCGGTGATGGCCTTCACACTGTCCGCTTTTCCTCCGCCCTTGTAATAGACTTTTTTCGCGCCGGTTGGTGTGTGAACTTCCAGGTAATCGCCCAAATCATCGTGTTTGGTTTTACAAAAACCGTTAAAAATGTGCATTAGGCCCGTGCCATCGCCATCGATAAATAGACGATAAGCCTGCTCTTGGTTATATCCAACAATCAGATGATTTTCATCGGGCGTATTGATCAAATACCAGGCATACCGAAAATGGCCTGCCGTTGTTTTCCCTGACCGCGGCGTTCCCTCGTTGACTTCCAATGTGTGCCGAAAAGGCATCCGAATGAAATTCTTCTGCTTCGGCGAGAATTCGACGAGCTTACTCATCGTCATTCACCGCCTTTATTAAGGCTTCCATCAGCGAAGTATCTTTCTTTTCGCCCTTAAGCAGTTTGGCTTTTTCTTCGATGAGCTCGGTTTCTTTCTTCGCTTTTTCGATGCCGGCCTGGATTTGTTCAAGTTTCAAACGGCGTTCATCGTCCTCATTGGCCAATTCATTGAATTGCTTTATCAGTGACCGCAATTCCGACATGGCCCGGGATTGAGCATTTAAAAAGTTCGCCTGGCGATCCCAAGCGAACTGAAGTTCCCATTCTTTTTCAGAAAAATTCTCTCCGTTTTTGACTTTCCTTAATTCTTTAATTATTTCATCTTTCGACTCAACAAACATGATTTGCTGTGCCCGAATGATAGCTGCATATTGGATCAGGATCTGGTCCCAAAGAATGTCCAATGGGTCCTTTTTCTCTAATGTCCCCATGATCTCAAGGGTTTCTTTTGGGATATACTTCGAAAAGAACCCGTGCTTCCTTGCGTTTTGGTTCCCTTCCGGGGCCCCGCCGTCATTCCCTAAAGCATTCTTATTCCCATATGGTGCCCCGCGTTTTCTTTTTGTGTGCACACCCTTTTCTTTTGTATGCACACCATCACGGGACCATTTATATCTGGTTTTCCACGACTTGACGGTGTTAATTGTAACCCCGTACTTTTCGGCAATCTCTTTGTACTTCATGCCTTTTAGGTAATCTTGATAAGCTAAATCCTTTTTGTTGGCCACTACATTTCACCCACCTCCGCCGGCCAATTTATGTTGTTTCGTGCAAAAGAAAAAGCGCCTTCGGCGCTAGAATTTTAACCAGTCTCGTATTTCTTTAAGTCCCCTGTATGCCTTAGCCCAAGCGCTATGTTGTTTCAAA